GTAAAAGTCATATTACCAATATCAGTTTCATGCTCATTGATTGCTGCAGCAAGATTTGATGCAGTAGTAGCTAAAGTAGTACCTTCGCCAGTGTAAGTATTAAGATCGTCGATTTCAGTCTCAAGCTCTAACATTGCACCGACTACAGTAGTAGCAGTAGTACCCATATTGGTAGCAGTAACATTACCGATGTCCGTCATTAATTCGTTAATGCCGTCCATAATAGTAGTTGCTGTAAAGTTAGCATGGAAGGCTTGAGTGGGTTCAACACGAGTATTAAGTGTATCAATTTCAGTCTCTAGTTCAAGCATTGCACCAGTCAGATTTGATGCAGTAGTACCCATATTGGTAGCAGTAACATCACCGATATCAGTTCTTAATTCACGAATAGCAGCAGAAATATTAGTCGACGCAAGACCGGTAAACGACATGTTACCAATATCGGTTTCGTGTTCATTGATCGCAGTTACTACAGTCGATGCAGTAGTATTAAGATTAGCAACATTACCAATATCAGTTTGCAGTTCGTTAGAAGCTCCTACCAAAGTAGTAGCACTAATGAGTGTATTGAGTGTAGTAATATTACCGATTTCTGAATGAAGTTGTTGAATCGCTGTTGATACAGTACCATTAGTATTTGTCACAGTAGAGAATTCAGAAGTATTACCGATCTCAGCGTCGATTTCATTGACTGCACCTACGAGGTTACCCGCAGTAGTAGTAAGATTTTCAGTAATACCAATATCGTCTTGAAGTTCATTCAATGCACGAACAGTATTGAAGAATACAACTTTTACTACATCACCAACGGATGCCGGAGTATGCAATTCAAGCATGCATGCGTGATCTTGATCAACCTGTACTATTGTAGAAATGTTAGCAGCCAGAACACGGTTACTAGTATCGCCACTACCGACTTTAGCCATAACCGATGGACTAAATGTTCCAGAAGTTACAGATTTAAGATGAATATTTGAGGTACCTTCGACATACAATATGGTACCAATAAAAGTCTCGGATCCGAGAGTTCCTTGATAAATAGTTGCTCCCTCAATAAATGAGTCAGGGATTGTAGGAGAACCAGATAATACTATGCGTGAATCATACGTAGGTGCATGGAATCCAGCAGTTATCATTTCTTGTTCTTGTTCTACACCGTCGACATATAGCTCGGAATAAACTGTTTTGTATGATTCAGCAATAATTGAAGATATATCAGCAGCAGCTATTGTGATATTGGTATCATCAGTTAGTACAATGTTTTCGCCGGTATTAAAATTACCAACTGATTGCTTAACTATAATTTTGTAGTCGGAGACAGAAACTATTGTAGCTTGCCAGGTCTCAGAACCTTCAGGACCTTGGAATACTCTCTCATCTGCAACGAATCCAGCATCAACAGTAGCATTAGGCACTAAAATAATTGAACCGCCAGTGTTATCTACTTCTTGCTGAGGAGCAAAAGCAATTGCTAATGCATCTGAATAGAAATTTGTTTGACCTTCAGTTGCAGTAAATTCTAAAATGCTGTCTGTAAGGTTTGGATCTAGGTCATACAATGAGCCTAGGTCGTAGGAGATTTTGTTAGTTTTTTGTCTCCACTGTTCTAAAGTGTTGGACCTTACTACACTAGTTTCTTTTGTATGAGCCATTTACATTCCACCGATAATTTGTTTTAACATACTTTTAATTTCAGAAATATCCTGTTTAAGAGATTCAATTTCTTGCTTATTTTCTTCAGACAATCTCTTTTGTTTTAAACGGGATTCATATCCTGATCTACTATTATTTATAACAGCTTTAGATGATAAATCCCGTTCTAGACTAATATTATCTTCAATTGCGATTTTCATATTATATTGTTGCAATCGCTCTAAAGTCTTTCACTGTTGGAACGCTTGAACTATTCTCAGATCGTAGAACAATCTTGACAGAGAATGAATCAAACGATTTACTTGGATCAACTTCATAGTGCATTTCAGTATACTCACCGCCGTTATTAGTCGGAATAACTTTATCCGAAGTAGCCAATATCCAATCGACAGCATCAAAGTCAGTAGTTGTATCATCAGCCACTTTGTAGTATATATCGATATTAGCAGAATCTGGCTTATTGACATTAACATAAATGTCTAGCAAATCAGCCTCTTCATTCAATACTACTCTCTTAGTAATATACTTGGCAAGGTTACTTGTACTTTGAGCTTCAGTATCAGCAACGTAGGTACCGCGAGCAGTATAATCAGCTGAGTTTCCAGTAGCATCGTTAACTCTATTCATTACAGTAATTGCTGATGTTCTATTCATATCAAGTACTGGTGACAAGTTTTCAATACCGCTGTTACTTAATGATGCTCTAATATTGAACGATTTGCCAATAGTTCGTGCAGTCTCATTAACACCAGATGCAATAACATAAGGTACTGGAGTAACCACGTTTGAGTTAGCCAATATTTCAAATTCCGAAACATTATTATAGTTGACGACACTGCTATCCGGATCAGGACAACTACCAGTTCTTGCGGTCAAGTTATAAGTAATTGCGGCATCTTTAAACTCAATAGTTTGAGCTGCTACATTCAATACATTGTAAATCATGTTTTCAGTTGCAGTAATAGTAGTTCCACCAGCATTAACATTAAGTGTAGTTGCTTGGGCAGGAGTACCTACTGAACCAATAATAACCGTGTAAGAGTCAAGCTCAGTTTCACGTACGTCATGAGTACCATTGATCAGTGATGATGCAACACCATTAATTGTTCCAGTCGCACCAGCGATTGTAACTTGATGTTCACTTGTTGCATTATCTGGATTGTACATACCATGATTTCTGTGATATATTTTAATCTTACATGTATTAGCAGTAGGATTAGAAATAAACTCAAGAGGATCAGCAGCAAGTTGCTTAGGCGGAATCGAATCATTTACTAAGTTAATCTCAGCACTTGAACCGGTAAAGCTAGCACGTCCCAATCTAAATTTAAGATCTTTAGTTTGCTCAGGGCTCCAAGTTGAAGCATTCTGAGAAGTAAAGAATACACCATTATATGGTTGCTTAATGATTCGGTATGTAGTAGTTGTAAGATCGTATGCACCAGTCTCTGCAACATATACTTTGTATTTGTCAGAGTTAGACATAATTACGATAGCGTATTCAACAGATTCTTGCAAGTAAATCGGGAAATCAAAATCAATTTGGGTTTCAACCGAAGCATTCACAGAAGTAGTGATACTAGAAGGATACACTACAACCTCAGAACCAGGCACAATATTCTGCGTAGGTATACCATTTTCGACAGTGCGAATTGATACTGTTACAGGAATATCACTATCAATCTGACTGAAGTATAGTCCTACATATGTAGCAAATACACCACCCTTGGTTTTAACAACAAAGGTTTCTGCAAGAGGATCATAGTATCTAACTAGCTCATGACGAGTTTGATTCTCGGTACGAGTAATAGTATTGGCATCATTCAGTTGAGTACGTTGTAGTCTTGGCATCTTAGTAGCCACGATAGTACGTTGTGTAGTTTCAAGTACACCCATTGAATAGAAGTTTTCACTTGCCTTCGTAGTACTATTATCATCAACGTTTGAAACAGAATCTGTAAGTTTAAACTCACGAGTACCGGCTTTAAACTTCAATTTACTGTTTCTAGGAATAACAAATGTACCCTCTACTTTACCAGAAGCATCGGTAATTAATGTGCTAGATCCATTTGGATGAGATTCTACATCATGATATTGCGTAGCGTCATCGCGTCGTGCATGGAATTGGCTAAAGCTCTCTTCACGGCAATAGTCAGACACATCAGTTCCATTAAAGAAAGGATAAACTCGAGTATTGGGTTTTAACAATTCTGCTTTAAACGAAATCTTACGAGCTCGCATAAACGGAATAAAGTTAACCTCAACCACAACATTGCCGACTTCTTTAAATACTGTATCGGACGCCATCGAGGTACGAACACCAGTTCGTGTTTCCTGACCAGTAAACTGAGTAGTAGTTGTAACTCTGTTTACGATTGCTAATGCTCCAGTTCGGTCTGTACCAGTAAGTCTAGCAGCATCGGAACCTCTTATGCCCCTTAATTGTGTAGTACTACTGGACATAACTTCTTGTCCAGTCCAGTTGGTTTCCCACTCATTCCACACAGTACCAAGGATTCCATCTTCTTCAGCTGCAGCAACAAATTGGTCATATAGACTATTGTCATTAATAATAATATCCGGAAGCTTATCAACTTCTTTCCATTCATCTGATTCTGGAGAAAGCTTAATTGTTCCATCCCAGATTACAACACTGTATGGGTTAACAAATTCTGCATAGCTAGAATATGGTTGAGTGATTTCAGCAACTTCGGTATATGGCATAGTAACGATACCGCCATCATGAATTACCGCAGTACCAGTATCACCGGTTTTCCGAACTAAGTTGACATTGCGTTCGTCAAATTTAGGACGAAGCACACCGATCGACTTGTCTACTGAACAATTATAGTCTGGGTGACTAACATCACCAACGTTATGTCCATAGAATCCATCAACTACAAATCCATTTTTGAATCGTGAAAAGCCAGATCCGTCAAATAATTGTGTATCAGCTGCACTTCTTTCTAACAATGAAAGCGAAGTGTAGTATTCTAGGTTTTTAATTCTCTTATCAAGCTTGCCAATATCTCTCATAGTGTATCGTTTATTATCAACATTGACTATGCGAATATCTGAAACTGAGAATACGTATGGGTTAATATACAACGTACTCAAATGTAGGGCTTCCTCAATGCTCTCAGGTTCGGTTGGAACGAGAGATGAAGCGCCTTTAATTAATCTGTACGTACCATCTTTAGTTAAGAATAACTTATCGATACGTGCAAGGTAGAATGTAATATCGGTATTGGCTACACCAACCGGCTGAATCATATCACCGCGTGATGCGTTATCACCAGAACTAAATTCTTCTCCAGCAGTCGCACCAGCATAAGCTTTAGTAGGTCTAAAGTCAAGGCAGTCACGAAGTTGTAATACGCCGTTGGCCGAGTTAAATGCCGGAATATTGTCATAATCAGGATATGAATCTACGTTGAAATAATCACCTTGGTTATGATCGTAATGGTCAATATTAACAGTAAAATTACCAGCTGGCAGAGTTGTACCACCAACGATAGTTACTGTACCATTCTGATAGAAGTTTTCACGTTGACCATTATCTAATATAAATTTGTTTGTAACGTTGGTGCCGTTTGAATCAATAATTGAATTGATTTTAATAATGTCATAACGACCTAAATCGTATACGGTTATTCCTGAGTTGAATGCAATCACACGATCTACATTGGATCTTAATGTTTTAGTACGCGGCAATACGTTGTTCTTTTTAATATTAAATACTGCGACAGGAGTATCACCGTCATAAGCACCAAGTCCAGTAATTGTAACTGTGCTTGTACCTACACCAGATACTTGGCTATCCGCGATTGCAATAGTATTACCTGATGCAAACAATACAATATCATCATCGTCATTCAGAGTAGTGCCTGAAGGAAGAGAGAAGTTTGCAGATCCACCAGATACTGTACCACCGGTACGCTTAACACGTACTACGTAGTCAGCACTATGGTCATTGCCTGTCATCAAGGTTTCAATTGCGTCATAAGGCAGTTTAAATACTAATGAACTATTACCTACATCAAAACGTTGAGCAACCAAAAGATCAGCCGAGAACCCGCTAGAAGTTTGAGCAACTTTAGTAACGTCAGCAAATACTTCAGAAGAATTCATGAGAATATCAAAGAGGTATAATCTAAAGTTTGCAGTACCGAATGAATCATATTCAATACCACGAGCACGTGCAGTACCGATAGTAGTACTACTAACATTCTTAAGCTCGATTGTGGTATAGTCGTTAACATCCGGAATACCAATCATAGATCCAGTAGTTAATTTAATATAGTTACCGAATCCAGTAGAAGTTGTTACTGCGGTTTTGACTGACTTATCGGCTGCAGACCTGGGCTTATCAAGATCTTCGTATTTAGTAGAGATTTTTTCTACTCGATAACCTTGTACGTATGCAGTCGAAGGCTCAATACCAATTGCGATCTTATTAACATCACCGCCTTGTGCAGCAGTAAGATAACCGTTATTGCCAACCTCATCATTTAGATGTTCTTTAATATCAAGAATAAAGGGAGACAGCGCATAGTCACCAGATTCTTCGCTTGTTCTACGTGCCAGACGTGAAGTCAACTCAGTATCAAGTTTATCAGTATCAAGCTTTTGAATGACACCATTCTTAACTGTTAATAGAAGTATATAATCATCTACACTACGTGATGCAAGGTCTAAAGACTCTTTAACAAGCGTAGTAGAGATTGAATATCGATGAGCACCAGGAGCAGATGCATTTGGTGTTCCCAAAGCGTTATCTACAAGTTCTGCGTCATCGGCAGAAGTAACAATTGATTCTGTAAGTTGGAAGCCAATAATATAGCTAGGAGTATTCGTATACTTGTCAAGGAGCAAAGTTTCTTGAGGAACATGAACCATGTTACCAGCAATAAAGTAAACACCTTCTTCAATATCAATCGAAGAACCTTCACCAATAGCATTAAGAATAGTTGAACCACCGCCACCACCAATTGTGCCAGTACGTACTACATCAGCGTCTGATGTGATTGTTTCACCAACCGCAAAAGTCTTAGTTGTATTACTTGTGCCTGAATTTGTATACTTGACGTATAAAGTTGCTGGATCAGTTTCATTCGCAGCAACAACTTTAATAACTTTAGCAGTAACTCCGTTAGTTCCACCAGTAATTGTGGTATCTAGAAATTCAGTGACATAAGAAGAAACGGTATCTTCAAGCTTGATATAGTCGAAGTTGATATTAAGAGTAGCTTTACCGCCAACAACTCTAGAACCGTCTTGGAAGTTATATTGTCCAAGCTTATCAATCTGAGCTTGTAACGCAGTTTGAAGTTGGGTTAATTCGCGTGCTTGAACCGAAACGCCAGGACGAAACATAATTCTGAGATAGTTATTAGTCTCATCAAAGTCGTCGTAGTACGGAGCAACATTATAATTTTTTACTTTGGATATACTCATTTCTTCTCTCTTTTGCCTCGGCTGTTATATTTTTTATTTATATACAACTTTAGAATTCAATAATTAATTTCAAGTCTTCAATTTGTGAAGTACTTCGGTTAATATTCTCACGGTTTTCGAGGAATAAAATCTCACCAGTTTGGAGATCCATTTCACCATTTACCGATGGAGTAGCTTCAAGAACAGCAGTGCCACCATTAATAGAACTAGTGACTGTCTCACCGCCAGTGAATACACCATAACCAGTTTTAAAGTTTTGAGTATAATAAATTTTACCGTTTGTTACGTCAACATTTGTTACCATAACTTTAGAGTTACTAGTTCCACCAGTCAAAACTTCATCAGCTTCAATTGTACCAGTAATTCCTGCGATTGTAATATCAAGGTATCGCAAAGGATTAATAGAGGCAGATGTAATTACTGTACCGCTTAATGTTGGGTTCTTAATCAGGGTGATTTGACGGAAGTCATTATCAACCGTAATATCTTGACCTTCGTTACCGTCAAGAGTAGTGTTAACACCAACAAAGAAAGCACCAAGCTCTGCGACAGGATCAGTACCATGACCAGCGTGAGGTGCAATAGTGCATCTCGCAGTGGCATCGCCAGAACTAAATGCAACATGAGCTACGCTGTAGTCAGTACCTTTATTTGTTATAGTGATTGAATTTACAATACCACCAGAGATAGTACAAGTTGCAGTAGCACCGGTACCGTCACCAGTAATAGTAATTGTAGGAGCAGATCCGTAACCCGTACCGCCAGAAACAATCTCAATTTGCTCAATGCCGGCAGCAGTAACAGAGTTACGAGAAGCTTTTTGATTCAGATATTGGGCGTAATCTGCTTCAGTCAGTGCAGCTTCAGCCGCAGCATCGTCAACAAAATCTTCAGATACAGTTTTAACTGGCACATAAGAAGTTGTCAAGAATTTCTCAGAATCTGCAACAGCTAGTGTGTACATGTATTTCCAGGTGTAACCATCGGCTTCAACAACCGGCGAAACTTGAGTTTGCGTAGGCTTAACTGTTGAACCGGAAGTACCAGCGATAATACACTTATACACTTTAAACTCATCAGTGAGTACATAAAATGATTTATCATAAATGTCAGCATCATCGGAATCCCATGGAGTATAGCTATTACCAGAAATCCAAGAATATCTTGGAATAACGTGAGATACGTCAGAAGTGGTAATACGCTTTAGACCAATAAGTCCTTGACGTGCTTCGTTAATGTTATCGTAGTTATCATACGGAGTGAATTCAATCGTATCCGTAAGATCACTAAGTGAATTAGACCATGCATCTGGCTTACCAATGCCAAGATATAGACTATTTCCAGCTTCGCCAACTTCTTCTTTAAAGTTATTGGCATTGAGAACTCTAAATTGAGTTGAGATAATTGCTGCCATGATGTTTTGCCCTGTTGTTTATTCTATACTAATAAAAGTAGATATGTTATTATTATTTATAGAGTTTGAGTTAATACTTTCGATCGTTTGCCCATTGAATTGTGATATTGGGTAACTACCATTGTATAATTTTTCTGATTCAATTAGCGATGTACCTTTCCTTGCAAAATAACCATTTGATGGAATTGTTTCCGATAGATCTGCTAAGTGATTCAGGGCCAATATTAATATTGGTCTTACGTCTTTTGCTCTACGTTCGTTTGAGGTTGCACTAGATACTGTAATTTTGGGATCAAGTACATAGCCATTGCCTGGTTCTGTAATATTTATACTACTAATTTCACCTTCAGAATCCAGTATAACTTCAGCGGTAGCAGTAATATTTGTAGGTAACGGTAAACTGTCTTGACCTTTCGAAGTAGGTGCTTCAAATGTAATTACTGGAGCAACTTTATAAGTTTTATTTGCAAGGTTTCTTATATAGACTTCTTCAAGTTTACCAGCAAGTGGATTAGCTGCAATGGAAGCATACGCATTTGTATAACCAAAACCACCATCCGTAATTGTTATTGACTCTACTTGACCATGTACATTGAGTACCGCAACAGCTGTTGCACCGGCTCCAGTATCTCCAGAGATCGAAACTGCTGGAGCAATCTGATAACCATAACCACCATCCGCTACTTCAATACTCGTCACAACACCGCTTGTTGTATTTGTTGATAGGTTAGCACTCTTATCAATTTTAGCAGCAAAGGTAGGCATAAACATCGATGCAAACATCTCTACAACTACCGGTAAATCTTCAGCACCAATATATCCAGGTTGTTCACCCGGCATAGATGATAGAGTCTTACGGTTAGTACGAGGATATACCCCATTTGCGTTCTTAGTATTATCTCCTAATACATCACGTACCAGGCTAGTAATAATAAGAATCTCACCAAAGAATATGAATCCAGATGGATGTACTAGTTTGTTAAATGTATCTTCCCATTCACTGATATTATGAGCTGACTTAATTACATAAGAAAACTTTTGATAAAAATAAGAATCGTGAATTTTAATATTATCAGATAAAAATCCTTTATTATCTAGATATAAATTTTGTGATGTATCGTAACTACCTGAAGATGGAATCAAGGTTGACTCGTATGGATATTCTACTTCAACATCGCTATTAAATAACAATCTAAAGAATGTCTCAATTGAGTCGGCAGAACCACGAATCTTATAATAATCAGTAATACGCTTATATAGAGTTCTTTTGTTTACAGTAAGATTCTTTGGAATAGCTGCAGCGATTTCTCTTTGCATTTGAGCTAAGTAGTTATCATCAGCATGATCGATATTCAGTGCATCTTCGATACTATTTAAAATGTATGAAGGACCAGGACCAACCCAATATTTGATTGGTGTAGTTAATACTACCTTAAGGTTATTATATGCGGATAAACCCGTAATACGAATAGTCTTACCCATAATAGCAGTAGAATTCGCTAATGAACCTGGAAGATTATTACCGTTTGAAATAAATACATCAACAGCTTGTACACTAATTGGAGTACCTTCTGCATCAGCTAATACTGAATTGGCAAATTGCTCATCAGTAAAGAAAGAATCGTTTTCATTTTTTGGATCATCGATTCTAAATGTAGCAACACCATTAATTACAATATCAGAATACGTAGCAGATTCATCATAGATAAATTCATCCATGTTATTGAATTTGTAATATGCATCAAGTAATTTCTTAATGCCACGTTGCTTAGATCCACTATCAGCAGTATCTGCCAGGATCTCTGAAGGAATGAGTTGATCAACTCGAATATCCTCTTTAGATCGACGGCGCGTCGAGACGACAGACTCGACATAGCCTTTCGAAAATGAATCTATATTTCTCATATTACGATCTCATTCTTGATGTTGTAGTATAACTAATAGCACCAGAAGATCCAGACATTGCGATCTTATCGGCAGTAGCTGTAACGTTAAGGTTTGTACTATCAATTGCAATTAGTTGATTTCGTTTTGGTGCAATATCCAAAGAATCTGGTGTAACAATAATACGGATATTTGTATTAGTAGTACACGTAAATGAATTTAGTATCACATTACCACTATTAATATTAACAATACCAGCATCATTGATTACGATAATATTAACACCTTCAACAATTTTATATATTACTACTTTTCGGTTTGAACTTCCGGGTATTTTAATATCGCCAAAATAATGGTCATCAGTCGATCCAGGAATCTTGAATGCAGTACTACTTAAACTATATTCGGTATCGCTATCATTTGCAAGTAACGCACCTGTAAATTTAAGATCAAAATTATTCACTGCAACAGTGGTACCAGCAGAAATAGTCTTAAACATATATGGTCGTACAGTTGAGCTAGTAATAGAACTATCTGAACTATCAATTGCTCTCAGAATTTCTGAGTGTCTAAATACACCATCAAATTTGTTAAGGTTATTATAGTTATAATCTGCAATAGTATCACGAATCAATGACTCAATTTCAATCTTAGTTCGATCAGTCAAATTAGGGTTATACTTAAAGAATACATCAAGCTCCAGGTATGTAAAATCAGGATCGACAATATTCGGAGTAATAGATACTACGTTCTTTCCTTTCAAAATGGTATTTGTGATTTCTTCTTTTTCCGCAGTTGTCAATGAAGTACCAACGAGTGGCTTAATTGATAAATACACGGTACCATAATCTGGTGGATCATTAACTTCACCGCCCCAGGTTGAGATAGATTCAATATTAGCAAAGTCTCTTTGAATGATTGCTCTATAGTCGTCACTCGTTACTGCGCGATTCTGAGCAATAAATGTCAGAGGGGCATTATAACGAATGGATTCTGATGTTTCTTGCTCAGAACCACCAGCTGCTTTTGTAATAGTACTTACAACTATAGAACCAAATCCTCCAATGTTATTAACCATAGTAAATGCGTTAGCGCCATTAGACTCAAGGCCATCAGTAACAACATAGTCTATATTGATAATATTATTATTCGATGGCTTTTTACCAATAACTCCATCACCAAAATAGATTTCGTAATAACCACCAGAATTCTCTTGGACATGATATACCTGAGTGTCTGATTTTACATTTTGAATAGTTTGGAATTTAGTATAAATGTCATATGTACTTGAATTCTGATTTTGTTGTATACGTGTACGTAACGTAGAAGTATCTGCGTTCTTATCTAATAGTTGAAACTTTTTATTCTCAATATCGTTATCTACACGGTATTGGACAGTTTTATATGTACCTTGAGCAATAGAAACACTAGGGAACGTGAATCCCATAGTCGTATCGCTATATCCAGCTGATACACTTTCAAGCACTGTAAAATTATATTCTTGGCCATCAACGTTTGAGGTCAACTTAGAGCCACGTGCAATAGTTAAGTTATCAGGAATTGTACCAACTTCTTCAGACACATCAACAAAGATACTGATAGATGCTCTAGGTGCTAGCACAGATCGTGGAGTATAACCTAACAGCTTGGCTCGAGTAACAACGTTACCTCTAATTTGCGCAGAATCAAGGAATGCCTCGTTCAATGCGAAATGAGCAACCATTGCATTATAATGGGTGTTATAAGCCAAGACGTCAAGTAACACACTCAGACCAGAACCATCAAAGTCGTAATCGTTAAAATCAGACTGAGTCTTAAGATAGTTTTTTAGATTATTTTTGATTTGATCAAAATCTAATTCTGTTACATTTAAATTATTTGCCATTGTTATTACCTAAGTCTGCGAAGTAAGATTTCGACTTCAGCCTGTGAATCGTCTTGTTTAATATTGAAACTAATTGATATTCTATAAGCATTACGGTCAGCTTGGTCTTCAATAAAGATTTTAATCTTATTAATCCTTGGCTCGTGATCTACTAATACTCTTTTAATTGCATCATTAAGCGCAATCTCGGTAATAGCATCAGCCGGTTCGAATAACAATCCTCGTATTCCACCTCCAAGTTCTGGATGAAACGGTCTTTCATAGTGGCTCGTGAGGATTAAATTCTTTACTGCATTCTTTACTGCAGCATCATCTCTTAAAGGAATAATGTCTTTACGTGTTGGGTGTAATTGTAGAGATAAATTAAGGTCAGTATAACCCTTGCGTCTACTTGTGATAGACACATTACCAGTTTTATCTGAACTATTGAATATATTAGTTGCCATAGTTATATTTATACCTTAAAATCGTATGTTTACGGAGTACTGTATTAATTCGGCGGGCTTGTAGTGCCAGCACCAGTTCCAGGAGTATCGGTATGAGTATGACCCTTACCAGATTTACCAGCAGAAAC